GTAGATTTCGCGTAAAACGTCTATGTTCGTGGATTCGATCAACGTATAGGTAAATGTATCTTCTTTTCCTGTCTGCGTGACAAGAACGGTATCGCCGCCCCACGCTTTTATTGATTCGGATTCCGGGGAGTTAGCATTGACTAGACCTTCTTCTGATATGTAGCCAAGAGACACAAAGGCTATATCCAAATCGGACGTTGCATTATTGGGCAGTGGTGCCCAAAGAGGCGCGGTATAAATCGCCCCGCCCACTCCAGGCTTGCCGTATGTTACATTTTTTGTGTCCATTCTTTCATCTCCTTAATAATGTTTGATATCATAAACCGCCTGATAGCGGTAGCGTTTAGTTGTTGTGTCTGTAAAATTGTAGTCTGAATTGAGATTAGTTGATGCGATGGCATTCAATTCCACAAGGCTATCAACAGCCGCTTTTGTTTTTTCGTTCAATGCAGCTGCGCCGTAAAGCGATTGACTGTAACTCTGAAAGGCAAACGTTGATGAGTCTAGCCTGTTAGATCGCCCGCTTGATGTCTTTTCAATCAATACGTATTCGGCAGGCTTGATCTCCGGCTCTTCCATGTACACATCGACATCAAGATTTGCCTTCAGATGGTTTAGTATCACAAGCTCAATCATCACCTCACCGCCTTTAATATTGTGTTGTTGCGCATGTTGTCCGCGACAGCTTTTGGCGTTGCCGCGTTGACCATTGCATTTGCGCGATTTTTGCCAACATAAACATCGCTTTCGTACCCATCGCCACAACGATTTCTTATCTCGCTTGCCTTTTTTATCAAGACGGATTGCATTTCGTTTGATTTCATCAATTCCGCGACGCCTTTGCGGTTCAGCTTAAAATTCTTACTCATATCGTTCGACCATCACTTTCATATTCCAGTCAAGCGGGATAAGTTCGTCAATGCCATGCAAAGCCATGCCAAACACACGCCAGCGCTTGCCGAAAAACCGCACTTCTTTGTCTTCCCATTCGTTAGTGTCGCCTTTCGGTATAGCCAATGTATATACTGCTTTTTTGCCTGTCAGCTCTAGCGTATTTATGATGTCATCGCTTGATGTCGGCGCTACTAGCACATTATCTACAGCGATCTCAACGTCAGAATAGATTGGCTTACCAAACGGGTCAGTTCCTGTCTGCACGCGATCGATCAAAGTAACTGTTATGCCTTTAATATGGGACATCGTCAACCACCCCAAACGGCTCAAACGATCCATATCGTTGTCGTCTCAATCCCAATCTGGCAAGCTCAGCATTCTTGATAAACAACCCTCCGCCTGGCACAAGATATGATCCGGACCACGAATACCCAAGCGCTGATTCTGATGTCTGTGTCATCGGTTCGTTTTCGGTCGATGTAAGCAATGTTCTGGCCACGATATCGACTGTAACAGATTTCAAGACACTGGCATATGCCGGATCAAGCGCCATGGCATCCAAGTCTTTGTTAACCCTTGTCGCCTCAACACGCAGGCAGTCCGATACAATAGGCAATAAGGCTTCTGCTCTGGTCGCTTCGTCTACGGTTAGAACACGCCACAAAGCCACGATGTCGTCTAACGTCGCAAAGCTTGCCATTTAATCACCGCCTTTTAGATATGGAGGCCGCCATAAGACGGCCCCCAAAAATTAAACTGATTGAAATCAAGTTTTTACTTCGCCAGATTCAACTACTTTTTACTTCGCCAGATTCAACTACGTTGGTCCCGCCTTTGACAACTTTCCCCGCCGCTGTAATTTCAACGACAGTAATTGTTTCGCCTACTATTGCAGCAATCTCTGCGCCTTCCGTATATGCAGTCCATCCATCTACGCCGGTGGTAAGAACCGTATTCAGACGCGGCACTGTCGCATTTTTCTTCAGCAAATATGAATTGCCTGAACCTAGCGCTTCCGTAACAGCAACCTTAGTTCCGCCTACTAAAGTTGATGCTGGGGTTAATGTAAGCGTCAAAGTGCCAGCTTCCGGCTCAGCTATAATGCGTGAGAAAGCATTTGGAGCAATGATGCCCCATCCGATGAACAGTTCACAGCGAATATAAACCTGATTATGCCCCTTAAGATCGCCAGCCGTTGCATCGTTGTCTGGATTGCCATATTCAATAACTTCCATCGGGATTTCCTTCGCGTATCCCCAGCGGAATGCTGAAAAATCGCCTATAAGAGCGCGACCGGAATCTGATGTCATGTCAGAAACGGTACGATTGATATCCGTTCTTAATCCGTTTATGGTTTCTGGATTGGCGCCCCACGACAGTTCAGGATAACGCTTTGGCCCGCCCGTGCTTACCAAGGTATTTGCCAGCGCAGTCGCGAACGCAGGCGACATAATCAATCCGTTCACGTCATAGCCAGCGGCTTGTATCTGCGCAACAGCAGTTTCGATATTGCCATCAGCATTTGGGGTGGCAGTATTAAATGCAACAGTTTGCGTCACTGCGGCATCAAAATGATTGTTGCCAATTACGGTCGATGCTGCCCCAGTACGCGGGTTTACGCCATGCATCGCCATCAAATCAAGTCCGCGCGCGGCTTTGATGGCAAATCCTTCAGCAAATGCCTGCAAGATTCCAAGCCCCGCCTCTTCGTCTGCATACATAAACTCGTTTGATACGCGGGCGCCGTATTCGATTTTGATCGGAACGATCGTTTTTGGCGTTACCGTTACGCCTCCATGCGATTTTGGACCGTTCTCAGCGACAACGTCAACCTCGCTATCCATTGTAAAAGTGAATTCCTTGTTCCCGTTGAAAGCAACAGGAATCTGCCTTGATAATTTTGCAAGTGAAGACTTACCAGATACCTGATTGATAAGTTCTCTTACAAGTACTTGCGGAAATAATGATCCTTTTGATAATACAGTCATTTATTTGCCTCCTCTAAGATCAGTTAATAGCGATTTGAGCGCTTGTTTGCCCGAATCGCCTGCCGCCGGCTCAGTTGATTTAAGCGGCGGTAATTGTTGTTTGTTTTGCACTAATTTTGCCAAGCTTTCAGCATCTGCGCGGATTGACTTTTCATCATTCCCGGATAACCGATTTGCCAGTTCATACGGTATGCCTACTTCATAGGCGATGCGAGTTTTCAGACTCGTCAGTTCGTATGATGTGACTTTTTCGGTCAGCTCAGCGATTGTTTTGTCTTTTTCGCTTGCTTTTTCCAGCGATTTGTTAAGTTCCGCCAGTTGCTTTTCAAGCTCGGCCTTTTCCTTTTTGATCTGGTCATAATCGGCATATTTCTTTGCTATTTTCTCGCGTTCTTCACCAAGTCTTGCGCCGATCGCCTTATCAAATTCTTCCTGTGTTGTAATAGATGTAAATTCTGCCATGTTATTCTCCTTCGCCGCTTTTTATGCGTCTGCGGTCAGACGTAAGTTAATATTTAATCTTTTGTTTGAGCACTGGCTTCGCCGTAATACATGCCCAATGCGCCAATATCGCGCTGTCCATCAATGCGATGTCGTAATCTTCTAATTGCGACCTATAGCCAAATCCACCAGATGAGCCAATCGGACGCTTGTCGCAGTTGCTAATAACTTCTGTAAGCGATGGCTGCCCAGCGTGGCAAATCGATTTCTTGTAGACAGCCTGTTCAAATGCCGAGTTCGCGCTTATCACCTCCTTTACGGTCGGCAGGATCGGCGGCCTTAATCTTGCATCTTTCATCTCAGACGCTAAGATCGATTGCCCAGATGCTCCATCCACGACAACGGCCTGTGTTTCAATGCTGGACAAAAACGATATGATCCAAGCATTCCCATTTCTGATTGTCTGGCAATCCCTTGCGTCCACAAATACTCGGCCATCTTTGGTCTTTACTGCGACACTTACAGCCACGTTCGCGCCATCGTTTCCATATTTAATTCCGACAAACAATCCTCCAGTAAATTCCGGTATTTTATCAACCTTTAGCTCTGACCATTCTGTTTTGCTTATGGCTGATTTTTGATTGTATTGCAGCCACAAGCCCAAACGCTGGATATTAAAATCTATTTTGTCCTCGCCTATTTCATCAGCAACGGATCGTTCTGTAAACAATGTGCCCAATGATGGATTTGTCAAATACCATAATTCCCGATCGTTCGGATCGGATACTTTATCGACGCCCCATTCTGCCCAGCCAGTGTTTTCGGTCTCGCCTCTCAAGACTTTTGCGCGCAGATTCAGAAACACAGTTCCGCTTGATAGTGGCGTCGGAGGCGTTCCGCAAAACAAAGTCTGCGGGTTCTTGCTATCTGTGACAACATATTTAAGCGCTGATTCCTGATCTGTCGTGTATTCCTGCGCTTCGTCAATAATCAGCAAGTCATAGCCTTCTCCGAGTCCGCCTTTTGACGATCGCGTCCTAAACTCGACTCTGCCACCGTTGCGTGCTATGTTCTCACGACCGATGGCGCGTAAAGAGTCATAATCATCAATCCCGGACATGTCCAAAAACTCTGCAAGTCTCTCCCAAGCCATCCTGGTCGTTGTTGTCCTGTGCGCCGTGTGCAAGACCATGAGCCCATGCTCAAGCGCCCACAGCTCGATGATCGCTACTATTTCATTTTTCCCGTTTCGTCGCGGCAATGCCCATCCAAACTTTGTATGTGTCCATAATCCATCATCATTGATGGCCATAATGTGCTTGAGCAGGTTTATTTGCCACTCCTGTATTGTTCGTCCGGTCTTCGCGTATAACTCTATGGCTTCATTATATCGGCTTTCAGCATGATTTAGGTATAATTTTTCTGTCGGGTCCTGATTGCCGATGCGCATTCCCTCACCTCAC